ATCCCCTTAGCCCGAAGGCAGGCGTTCATGGCTCGCCTTCTGCACTGGCGTTGACCATGCGGAGAATGTGACCGCCTGCCTTCGGGCTAAGGGGATCAGCGCGGCGACCGTCACCGGCAAGACGAAGAAGGCCGACCGCGACAAGATCATCGAAGACTTCAAGGCGGGGAAGATCAGGTGCCTGTCGAACGCGAACGTCCTGACGACCGGCTTCGACGCGCCGAACGTCGACATGATCGCCATGCTTCGCCCGACCCTGTCGACCGGCCTTTATGTGCAAATGATGGGGCGCGGGACACGGGTCGACGGCGTCAATCTTCAGGTGATCGCCGAAGCGACGGATCGCGTCGCCGCGATCGCGGTCAGCAGGAAGCCGAATTGTCTCGTTCTCGACTATGCCGGGAACGTGCGGCGTCATGGACCTGTCGACGCGGTGCAAGCCGAGATCAGCGAAAAGCGGGCGGCGGGCGAAGAAGAGATCGACGGCAAGGTCGAAGCCGACAGCGTCGAAGCGAAGGTGTGTCCGGAGTGCGAAGCGCTGGTCGCGGCGAACGCCAGGCGGTGCAGGGAATGCGGTTTCGAGTTCGGCGAGCCGAAGCACGACGACCGCCCCGAAGACGTCGCGATCTTGTCGCGCGAACTGGAAGACATATGGCTTCCGGTCAGGTCATGGGCCGCATACGCCTGGTATAAGGGCGGCGATACGTCGACGACCCCGACCCTTCGTGTCGATCACCTGGCGGGCGTTCAGACGCTTGCGGAGTTCATCCCCTTCGAACACATGCGCGCCTTTCCGATGGCGGAAAAGTGGTGGCGACAGCACGGCGGGCAGATGCCGCCGCCGACGACCGTCGCCGAAGCGCATAGTCGCTTCAGCGAGGTTTCGCACCCGTCCGAAATCACGGTCAAGCGAGAAGGCAAATTCACAAAGATCGGGAAGCGTCGCTTCGTCGAAGTGGGGGCGGTGTCATGAGCCAGATCGCGCTGGGATGGCTGGTCGTCACAACCTGTATTCTTCTCTTTTTCTATGCGGCCTACAAGGATTTCGAAAAATGACCTGTCACGCGACGACGACGGATGGAACACACTTCACATGCGGGCCGTGCGGGCTGTCATGGGATACTGACGACCCGCAGAACCCGCCGACGACGTGCCGCGACGGCATGGTGTGCGCTGTCTGCGAAGGTGAAGCCGGGGCGATCCGGATCGGGCGCTTCGACGTCTGCCTTGATCCGCGTTGTGCCGACGTGGCGAAGGTCTGGATCACGCGCCAGTCTGACGGGTCGACCTATTGGGAGAGCGAAGCGGTCAAAGCAGGCGGGAAGGCTGGCGGTCAATACCTGCAAAGCCTGGGGGTCTTCGACCTGTCGAAGCTGACAGCTGATCAGTATGGCGCGTTCGCCAGGACGATCGTCCAGAAGTACCGCGCCGAATTGCGTCACCTGGCAGCGCTTCGCGCGCCGCCGTTCTAACTTTAAGGGCTTCCTATGATGACGAACCACGACGCCGGCACATTGACCGACGAAATTTCGCCCTTCAACGCATCGGCACACCAGCTGGTCGACATGGGATTTCATGTCGTGCCGCTGGCGCCTCAAAAGAAGTACCCCGGCGAGGTCTATCGCGGCGACTGGCGACCCATGTCCAGCTGGCAGCGCTTCAAGGATCGCCAGCCGACCAGCTTTGAATGGGACATCTGGCGCGAATGGAGCGGGACGAATATCGGGGTCGTTTGCGGTTCCGACGTCAACGGCGATCAGATCGTCGCGGTCGACATTGACACATTCGACTTCGACGAGACCGAAGAGATTATCGGCTGTCTTCCGCACTCACCTATGGCGAAACGCGGTCAGAAGGGCTTGACGCTCTTCTATCGCGGGGACGCGGCTCTTGTGACGCGGAAGTATGACCGGGCCGGGCGCGTCTCATTGTGCGAAATCCTGACCGGGCGGGACACGCGCCAGACCGTCGTTCCGCCGTCGATCCATCCGATCACGGGGACGGCCTACACCTGGACGCGCGGGCCGGTCCCGGCGGTCGACCTTCCGCACCTGTCAGTCGAAAACATCGAAGAACTTGAAGAGACGCTTCAGGGCATGGGGTGGAATGAGTTCGACACCAGCCAGCCGCGCCGGAAGGAACACGTCGAAAGCGGCGCGGCCGGATGGCTTGACACGCCCTTCGCAGACCTGAACCGGGCCGCGCTGAACAATCTCGACAGCTGGGTGCCAGCCCTGGACCTTTTCGACGTCCGGCGCGCCAGGCGCGGCTATGAGTGCGTGAACGTGTGGCGCGAGAGTTCAAGCGGACAACGTACGATCGACCGCAAGCGAAACCTGTCGATCCAGCCGTCGGGCGTCTCTGATTGGGGATCGAACGAACGCTTCTCGCCGATAGACCTTGTCATGATGGCCCGATCGACCGACTTCAATTCCGCCTTCGTCTGGCTTCATACCGCCGTCATGGGACACGAACCCGAAGTGCGCCTGGACCTGACCCCGCAACACACTTTCAAGGGACCGATCGTCGACGACGAAGAGAAGAGCGTTGTCATTGACGCAACCGCCATGCTGAAGGCGTCGGCAGCGCGCCAGGACGACGCCGAACTAGACGGCCCTGTCGCAGCTGACGAAGGGCCGATCGATGCGCCGATCTTCCCCGACTTCACCGCCGACGCCAATCTGACGAAATGGCGCGAAATGCCGGGAAGCTGGATCGTCGGGCAGATCGTCGACTGGATCGGTGACGGCGCGCCGAAGCCGCTTCCCGCGATGGCGATCGGCGCGGCGCTGACAACCCTGTCAGTCGTCATCGGTCGCCAGTATGAGACGCCCAGGGAGGGCGCGACGTCGCTTTTCGTCCTTTGCCTCGCCGACAGCGGCACCGGCAAGAACCGCCCGCTAGGCGCGCCCGCTGACCTTCTCGCCGCGTCCGGTCTCTTCAATCTGCTAGGACCGTCGACCTGGACGGCTGGAAGCGTTCTCGAAAACGAACTGAAGGACAAGCCGAACATTCTATGCGTGACGGATGAATACGCCGACACGCTTGCGAAGATGACCGCCTATAATGCGTCAGGCGCCGAACGGTCGAAGATGAAGGTTCTCAAAGAACTGTTTTCGGTCGGTTTCAAACTCTACAAGACGCAGGCGATGGCCCAAATGTCGGCGGTCGACCTTCACGCGCCATATTTATCGGTTTACGCAGCGGCAACGCCGGGCGGCTTTTATAGTGCGCTTTCGCAGGACAGCGTCGAAGGCGGTTTCTTCAATCGCTGGCTGACACTCTATGACGAACCGGACGTCGACGCCGCCCTTCAGCGCAAGGCGTCCGACGATCTTGCCGCCCGCATGATGGGCGAAGACGACGCCGGGCCGTCGATCTCGACCCCGCCTGAAGCGATCGTCAACGGCCTGAAGCGCCTTCACCGACGCCGCGATCGGCCGTTGTCTAGCGATATGCCGCATTCTGTCCGCGCGATCACCGCCAGCCTTATGACAAAGCCCGAACGGGTCTTCGCCAGCCGAGAAGCGGTTGAACTCTATCAGCGTTATATGGTCTTCTGTTCTGACGGCGTTCGCGCATCGGCGCCGGATGTCATGAACTTCTACGCCCGATCGGCTGAAATCGCCCTTCGGGTCGCGACAATCCTCGCGGTGTCCGATCTGACAGACATCGCCTTCGAAGGCCGGCGGATAACGATCGACGTCGATCATATGCGCTGGTCCTGTCGCTTCGTTGACTGGTCGACCCGCCGGACGGTCTCAGAAGCCGCCCGCCGCATGAACGCAGGCCGGAACGCGGCACTGATCGAACGGATCATCGCTTACATGGCGAAGAAGAAAGGCCATTGGGTCGAGCGCCGTATTCTCGTGAACCGCTTCATGAAGGAGGTTCGCTCGTCTCGCGAGCTGGACGAAATGCTTCAGACGCTCGTCGACGCCGGTCGGCTGGAAATGGTTCAGAAGAACGTACGGAAAGACGGTCGAGGCGGTCGCGGCGCGTATCTATTCAAACTCTTGAAAGGGTAGGGCATGACAACACTTCCGAAGGTATGCGAACGGGGCGCGAGCTTCAGGGTCGACTACGGCAAGAAGGGGCTGAAGGCGCGCGTCTGGCACGTCCGGGGCGTCGTCGACGGTCGGGCCGTATGCCGGACGTGGCAAGCGCCTATGTGGTCTTATGAGCTTCACCCGGCGTCGTTCTTCTTCCTGTCGGGCCACCGTGTAACGTGGCTGACATGAGGTTAAGGGTCGGCTGGCAAATACCCGTTTTTCCTAAGCCATTCAGTCACCAGCTTCTCAAGCATGGATGAAACAGAGCGAACGTCATCTTTCGCCGCGGCCTCAAGGGCCAATTTTATTTGTTCGCTTATGCGTACGGATATTGCGGACGTTTTTGCCATGTATTTCACCGTGTGTAATTGACATACAATATTAATCTGTCAACTCTACACACACTTACACACAACAGCAAGCGGCCCGGCGGCGCACGAACGCCAACCGGGCCTAACCACAAACCAAACGAAAGAGTAAGAAAATGGCTACGCACACATATAACACAGACGCCACCCCCATCAAGAAGTCGTTCGATCTCTGGCAGGCGGCTCACGCTACAGCGAAGTCGATGCCAGGAGACCAGGAGGCTGGCTGGTGCCTCGTCTTCAGAATAGCCGAAGACATCGCCGCTATGCCGTCCCAGTGCGCTACCGACGTGTTGTACAAGATGATGGCTTACACGATGCTCGGCGACGAAAACTTCAGCCTTGGTGACGGCCCAAGCGGCAGGCTGATATGGGACGAGGCCCTGCAGCTCATGGGGATCGCAGCATAATGACGGTTCAGGAAGAGCGGATATTCAGACACCTTAGTTCACGAGAGGCGCGCGGGGCCACCGAGACGCCCCGGCGTCTTCTGGTCAACAGGTTTAGTAGCGATATATTTTTCGCCAGTCTGGTCGATCTCGACGCGACGCTTGATGGCATGGTCGAGCGTGGCGTTCTCTTGCGGCGCGAGACAAGCATAAAGGCAAATAGCCGCGGCGGTGGATTGACCGTTTTCTACAAGACGAATAGGGCGCCTGTCGCCGATCATTACAGGGTACGGCGAGGCATCGCGCAGTTTCCAAACGATGATCTCAAGGACAAGGGTATGGTTCACGACGAAAGGCTTGAGCGAAGGCACCTTTATGTCGTTGCTATCCTGCTTAGGCTCCGAAGGAGAACGCTGAATAATCCTGACAAGTGGATGTCCGAGAGGACTTTGATGCCCAGAATACAGGCGTCATGGAAGCATAACGTAGGTGAAAGCCTGACCCCGACAGTCTTGCGCGATACTCTGCATGACGTCGTGATGTTTGGACACGCTCAGGTCCGTAGCCAATCATATCCGGGCAAGAAGGACGTCCCATTCTACAGGCTAAACCCCGACATGTATCTCTAGGGGGCCCACACAGAGGTATTATGGATCAAGGGGCGCTTCGGTGCCCCTTTTTCTTTGCCTCGCGTCCTGGGGCTCTCTATGGCGCTTCGTCGGCGTCTTCTTCGGCGAGCTGAACTTCGCCAGCGCGTAAGGCGGCTTCAAAGGCGGCTTGCCTGATCTCGCGGAGCACGAGGGAGACGGGAAGCAGCACCACGCCAGCCGACAGGAAGGCACCGCCAACAAGCGCGAGCGCCGGAGCTGGTAGGACACCGCCCGCCGCTTCAAAGCCATACCAGAGGAAGATGACGGCACCGGAGGCGATGCAGATAGCCCCGGTTTCGATCCCGCCTGATCCCCTGTTTGCAGGTGGGATCGTCGGGCGTTTCCATATCGTGCGGCTCATATGCTCATCTTCCTTCATTTGCCGCGGCAATCGAGCCGACGCGAGCGGTAGTGTCAAGCCGTGAAACAATCATATGTTTCACATGAAACACCGTGAAACAATTTCGGCGGATCGGGGCCCTGAAGGCGGAAAATTGTGGACTTTAACACTTGCTGAAAAGAGGCCGAAAGGGGCGATCACCCTAATGATCAGAACTCATGACTTTTGGGCAAATGGTTTCCCCTGCGTAAAGCAAAAGCCTAAAAAATCATGAGCTATGATTATACTAATGAAACCCTGAAACCTACCTATAACACCTTATAATATATATATATATTATGTAGATTAGCTAGTGTGTGATGTTTTCAGCTTACTAGGCAATGGTGTAGAACATTGTGTTGGTATTCGATAAGTCCAGATAGGGTTGTTTAGGTATAGGGATTTGTCATATGGTTGATAATTCTACCCCTACGTCCAGGTTCAGGCAGGGCTCGCCTGAATGGGGAGTTGACCCTCTCGGCGAGTTAGATCATACGGATCGCATCCAAGGGCCGGGCCTTCCGATATGGGGGCCTAACATTGTTAGACACGTCCGCCCTGGTGATGAAGTCGCCGGAATGGCAGGAACACCGACGTAAGGTCGGATGGTCTGTCGCTGCGAAGAATGGGTCGATCAGCGAGTTCGCTCGCCGTGTCGGCATTCAGACGCAAACCGCCTGCAAGTGGCTGAACAATCACGATCACGATCTCTACAGGTCGCTTCGGGAGAATGCGCAGGCCCACAACGTCCTACCGCGTGATAAGCGCTTGCACCGCCTCATGACGTACCGCGACGCCCGCGAAGATGGCCTGTCGCACACAAAGGCGTCGAAGGTGTGCGGGGTGTCTCAGAACAGAATGCGGATCTGGCTGCAACTATGGGCGCCCGATGGCGTCGACCAGGCGATCGAAGATGAAACCGACGACGCAGACGCAGTGCGAGAGGCTGCATAGATGTTTGGCAAAAAGCTTTCAGAAGATGAACTCGACGGTATGCGCCAGGCCTATGACGCGGTCTTCGCGAAGGCCTGCCTTGAATGCGCCGACGCCCTGTCAGCAGATCGGGAGATGCAGCGGCTTGCCGCTGACGTCCTGTCCTGCACATCCCTGCTAGACCAGGCGGACGCCTACACACGGCTGGACGACAACGTCGACAGGAAGCTTCGCGCCATACTGTCAGCCCGTGAGAAGGGCCAGAGCTTCGACGTCGGGGCGATCCAGGTGGGAAGCCATGTTTGCAAGCGACGCGGTCGCGTCCTGATCACTGCCAAGGTGACCGGAAAAGCCCGCCGATGCTCGCGACAATCGATCGAAGTCACAATCAAGGGAGCTAAATGATGGGCCAGCACGGCAAGCTATACAAAACACACACCTGGAAGGCGCTTCGTAACCGCCAGTTATCGCATAACCCGCTTTGCGCCTTTTGTCTGGAAGAGGGTCTGACGACAGCCGCGACCATTGTTGACCATGTCGAACGCCACAACGGCGACCGGGAAGCCTTCTTCAACGGCGACCTGCAATCGCTATGCAAGCCGCACCATGACGGCACGAAGCAACGCATGGAAATACACGGCTATGATCCCCGCGTCGGCGACGACGGCTTCCCTATGGATGCCAGTCACCCGTTCAACGCTAAGGCGTCTAGCGAGGCCGCAGACGCGCGCGAATTTTTCCGGGAGTACGCGAACCGAAACAAAGAAACGCGCGTCAGCGGCGATCCTGACGCGACTGTGACGGCCCCAGGGGTGGGGTCTAAACCTAGCGCGGATGACCAGGGGACCGGCGGGGGGCATTCGCGCCGATTGACGCATTTTTATCACGTAAAAGGACTTTGACATTATGGCAGGCAGAAAAGCGACACCGACAGCATTAAAGATCGTTATGGGCAACCCCGGCAAGCGAGCCATACCGACGAACCTTCCGGAACCGACCGGCGAACTTGATCAGTGTCCGGACTTTGTTTCAGAAGAAGCGCGCGCGCATTGGGACTATGTAACGGGTCTGATCCAGGCGATCCCCGGCGTTTCGAAGCGTCCGGATGAAACGACGGCGGCGCTTATGTGCCAGGCGATCGCCGATTTCATGGAGGCGTCGAAGGTTCTAAAAGAGAACGGCGGAAACTATCAAGACGTCGAAACCAAAGTCGGCGGAATAATGACCCGCATTCATCCGGGGGTCGCGGTTCGGAAGTCTGCGATGGATCAAATCTTGAAGATTTGCGTCGAGTTCGGAATGACGCCGTCGTCGCGAACCCGACTTCGCACCGACCTGAACGCCGACAAGAAGAACCCGAATGACAAATATTTCGTTAAAAAAGCCTAGGGCGAAAGCCAAGCCGAAACGAAAGAAGCCGCCGGAGAACCCGACGACAGCATACGCGCGCGCTGTTACTGAAGGTCTGATCCTCGCCGGCCCGGCGGTTCGGGGAGAATGTGCCCGGCACCTGTCAGACCTGAAGGACGGGGCGGCGCGCGGACTGACATTCGACCCGGAGCGCGCGCAATGGGCGATCGATTTCTTCGAAGATGTCCTGACCGTCGAAGCTGATAACAAGGTGATCGCCTTCAAGCTTCTTGACTGGCAATCCTTTATCGTCGGGTCTCTTTTCGGGTGGTATTTCTTCGACCCCGAACTGAAGAAGAGTATTCGGCGCTTCAGGACGGCCTATGTTGAGACGGGGAAGGGGTCGGGCAAGTCGCCGCTCGCCGCTGGCGTCGGGCTATATTGCATGATCGCCGACGGCGTCGCTTCGGCTGAAGTCTACGCCGCCGCGACGATCAAGTCGCAAGCGATGATCCTGTTCAAAGATGCGACGTCGATGATCAGGCGATCGCCTGATCTGGCGGATCGGCTGACATCTTCGGGCGGCAACCCTGTCTGGCAATGGACGCATATCGAAAGCGCTTCGATCTTCAAGCCGCTGTCGAAAGACGAGGCGGTCTCCGGACCGCGTCCGAATTGCGCCCTGATCGACGAATATCACGAACACGCGACAGCCGACGCCCTGGAAATGCTCGAAGCTGGCTTCAAGGGACGCGAAAGCCCGCTTCTCTTCGTGATCACAAACAGCGGGAAGAACAAGGTCACGCCGTGCGGCGATATGCATGATTACGCCTATTCGGTCGCGACAGGCACCTTCGACGAAAGCGACCAGGACGCCGCCGACCGCTTCTTCAGCTATATTTCGATGCTGGATCGGGACGACGATCCATTCGCCGACGAAGCTTGCTGGCCGAAGGCGAACCCGTCGCTGGGTCATACGATCAAGAACTCATATCTTCGCGGGCGGGTGAACGCGGCGCGGGCGCAACCGTCGAAACAGAACGACGTTCTTCGGCTGAACTTCTGTCGCTGGACCGACAGCGACACGGCATGGATGACGCACGACGTCTATCAGCGGCTTCTGACGAAGGAAGACCTTCGCGCCAAGTGCGCCGGAATGCAGGCTTATGCGGCGTCCGACCTGTCGTTCACGACCGACTTAACCGCGAACGCGACCGTCATCCCGTACCATGTCGGCGAGGCGGTTCACTATTGGGCCTTCGTCGATTTCTGGAAACCGAGAGAAGGGCTTCAGGCGTCAATCGACAAGGACAAGGTTCGATATGATCATTGGGCCGATGTCGGCGACCTTCACTTGACTGAAGGGAAGGTGATCCAGCTGGGGCCGATCGCGGATCATTATCGATGGCTTCAGGCGAACTTCGACCTTCAGGCGATCGCCTATGACCGATACAGGCACAAAGAACTTGAACGGGTCTTGCGCGAGCGCGGCTATGAACCGCCGCTTATCGAGCACCCGCAAGGCTTCCGGCGTCAGATGATGACCGACCCGAACACGCACAAGAAGGTCGACAATCCGCTATGGATGCCGGGCAGCTGTCAGGAACTTGAAAACGCCTTCGTCGAAGGCCGGATCACGATCCAGTATAATCGCGTTTTGAACTGGAACGTATCGTCAGCCGTGGTGCGTCACAACACGGCGGGAACGGGCGACTGGCATTTCGACAAACACAAAGCAACCGCCCGAATAGATGGTCTTGTCGCCCTGGCGATGGCTGTCGGCGCTGCGAAGGCCGGTGTGACCGGTGAAGTGGTGTCGGACCCGTGGGAAGACGCAGAATTTAGCCTGGTGGATTGACCGAATGAATATTTTGACACGCATCGGCCTGGGGCAGCGCAGCGAGAAGCGCGACGACATGCCGGATAATGTGACCGACGCCACGCTAGGCTGGCTTGACCGCATGTCGGCAGGGATGGGCCGATCTTCGACCGGGATCGTCGTCAAGGTCGACAACGCGCTGACAGTTCCGGCCGTCTTCGCGGCGGTCAACTTCCTTTCTGGCACCATGTCGTCGCTTCCGCTTCACGTATACCGGAAGAAGAGCGGGGGCGCGGAACGGGTCAACGGCGCGATGTCCGACATGCTAGGCAAGGCTGCGAACGACGAAATGACGTCTTTCGACTTCCGGAATTTCCTTTTCGGTCAGGTCTTTTCCGAAGGGCGCGGGCTGGCCTATATTGAGCGCAACGCGGCCGGAAATCCGGTCAATCTCTTCCCGATGGCGGCAAGCGCGACGTCGGTCAAGATGGACCGAAATCTTCACAAGACATATCATTACACGGTTCCAGGCACGAACAAGACTGTCGTTTATGACGCCGAAAATGTCATCGACATTCCCTTCATGCTGAAGTCGGATCAGATCACGCACATTAGCCCGATCACGAAGAACGCCGAAGCGATCGGCCTGTCGATCGGCGCAATGCGATATGGCGCGAAGGTCTTCAATAACGGGGGCCTTCCGCCCTTGATCATGGAAGGTGCCTTCAAGTCGCAAGAGACGGCCGAACGCGCAAGCTTCGACCTGACGAAGTCGATCGCGAAGGCTTACAAACAAGGTCGCCAGGCGCTTGCTATGCCGATCGGTTACACGGTCAAGCCGCTCGGCTTCAATCCGTCCGAAATGCAGCTAGTCGAATTGCAACGCTGGTGTGTTGAACAGATCGCGCGGATTTATTCGCTTCCGCCGACCTTCCTTCAAGACCTTTCGCACGGCACGAAATCGACCGCTGAACAAGAAGACCTTCACTTCGTGAAGCACACGCTGAACCGCTGGATCAATCAGGTTGAACAGGAATTGAACCTGAAGCTGATCGGCCGTGGCAGGAAGGCGACTTATATCAAGTTCAACGTCGACGGCCTGCTTCGCGGTGACTATCGAACCCGCATGGAAGGCAACGCGAAGGCGATCTCGACCGGACAGCTGACGCCGAACGAGGCGCGCGCGCTGGACAATCGCGAGGCGCTAACGGGCGGCGATGAACTCTACATTCAGGGCGCGAACATGCCGCTGAAGACGCAGAAAGACGCGGTCGCAGGTTCGGGAACGCCGAAGGCTGATAACGGCAGCGGGGGCGATCCGAATGAGTGAGCCGGACCCGCATCGCTTCGAAGAGTTCAACGTCGATCATAGGGCGGTGGAAGTCGAAAGCCTGGTCCGCCGGATCGTGTCAGAACGTGAACGCCGGATTACCGCCGAGTTTCCCGCCTGGCGTCAGGTCCAGCTGATCGCAGCCGGGGTCGTCCTGATGTTCGACAAGACACTGACGAGCGACGAACGCCGCGTCGTCGAAACCGACGCGACAGCCCTAAAGTCGTTTGTGCAATGCGTGACCAGGAACCGACTTGCGGCCGATCTGCTGATCAAATCAGTTCGGAAGCCGGGCGCGGACCTTGGCAAGATAAACCCGACGGCGGAAGGCTGGTGGCAATATGAACAAAGAACGTGAATTTCGCGGGCTGACCGTCCCGCTGGAAATCCGCACCGAAGACGGCGACGCGAACCCGAAGGTCGAAGGTTACGCTTCCGTCTTCGGACAAGAAGCCGTCATCGGCGACTATTTCCGCGAAGTCTTCGTCGCCGGATGCTTCCGCGAAAGCCTGAAGAACAGCGACGACGTCGTCTTCCTGGTGAACCATGACGGCTTGCCGCTCGCCAGGACGCGGGCCGGAACGCTGAAGCTGAAGGAAGATAAGCGCGGCTTGCATATCTCGGCTGAACTGGACGGCACCGACCCCGACGTCGCGCGGATCGTCCCGAAGATGAAGCGCGGGGATCTCGACAAGATGTCGATCGCCTTCCTTCCGACCGTTCAGGAATGGGAAGACCGCGAAAACGAAGACCTTCCGCTTCGCAAGATCACTGAAGCCCGCTTGTTCGATGTCTCTATCGTGACGAACCCGGCTTACGACGGTACCGAAATCGGCCTTCGCGCCTTGGAAGATTATCGGTCGCAATTAGGTGTCCCGCCATATGTGCGGAAACTCCGAATGAAGATGAAACAGGGCCTAACGGCTCGCCGCACATAGACAAGGGAAAATAAGACTATGTCGAAGCAACAGATCAAAGACCTTCGCGACAAGAACACGGCGACGCTTGCGTCCGCCCGTTCGCTTCTCGCTGATATCAAGGACGATACACCGGCCGAACGCGCCGCCGAACTGGAAACCCAGCACGACGCAGCGATGTCTGAATATGACAAGCGTTCGGTTCAAATCGATCGCCTGGTCAAGATGGAAGAAGCCGAAGGCCGAGAAGCCGGGAACCGCGACGTCGACACACGCAGTCGCCGGCCGCACCCTGGCACACCTGACGCCCGTTCAGACGACGACGCGACGCCAGAATATCGCGACGTCTTCCGCAAGGCTATTCAGTTCGGCATGGCAGAACTGTCAGGCGACGAACGTCAGGTCTTCCGCGCGCACCAGCGGGGCCTTGATCCTGAAGAGCGCGCGCTTGCAGGCGGCACCGGTTCGACCGGCGGTTACCTGATCCCGCAGGACATGGCGCCGACGATCGACAAAGCTATGGCGATCTGGGGACCGATGATGGACGGCGAGAACGTCGCGACGCACATCACGACGGCGACTGGCAACACGATTACAATGCC